GCCCGGGGAACGTGTCGTACACCCGGAATCTCGGGATCGTCTGGAGTGCCGCGGTGATGCCGGCTCTGACATCGGCAAGGTTCATGCGATGACCAGACCGTTTCCACCGAGACGGCGGTATGGGCCGAGGAGGAGCACCATGTCCGGATCTTCTCGGCTGGAGACTCGAACGGCTCCGAATGCTTCACCGGCGGAGAATCCTTCGGGGGTTTGTGCTCGACGGTAGATCCGGGCGGCTTTGATGAGGCACGCTTGGGCGACTGGTTCGGGGATGGAAGCGAAACCCCATTTTGCGGTGATCTGGACTCGAGGGCGGAGACCGGTGATCGGGAACCGGCGCGTGTAGACCGCTTGGATACCGGTGTATGGGAGGCCTCCGAGCCCACCGGTTTCGGTGTTCGGTGGGTCTGCGAGGTAGTCGGTATTGATCGTCCAAGTGAGATCGTAGGTTCCGTTGTCTCCGGTGTCGGTGGCGACTACAAGCCCGGTGATTGTGGAGAAGTCGTCAACTGGAAGATAGGTGGGATCGGTGGCCCGGTAGACGCGCGAGGAGGTGGCGGTGTCACTGTAGAAGCGCCGGCCACAGTAGGAGTCGATCGCCCTGGAGGCCGATTCGATCGCGCCTTCGATCATCATGTCTTCATCGTCACCGGCGTTTCCTCCGGGGAAGAGGTAGTTCTTGAAGTCATCGAGGGTGGCGTAACCGTTAGTGATCGTCATTTGGACTCCATTTGGCGCGCAACCGTTCGATGTTTGCGGTTACTGCGGTCCATCGTTCCGGTCCCGATTGGGACTCTAGGTGTGTGACTTTAGCGATCGGATCGTAAATGTTGGAGTAACCGGCCGCTGTGGCTTTGAGGCACAGATCGATGTCCTCGTATCCGTTCCAGTAACCGGTGTCGAATCCTCCGAGTTCGATGAACAGGTTTTTGCGGATTCCAAGACAGGCCCCGGTTACAGCTGCGACTGGGGTTGGTTCGTGGGTCCAGTCGGTTTGGAGGTTGAATGCTTCGTGGCCGAGGTTGGCATTGAAGTTGATTCCGACTCCGGCTGATTGGATGCGGCCGCTTGGGTAGATCAGTTTCGGTCCGACACATCCGATCGTGTCGTCATGGAGGTTGCGGGTGAATGCCAACCAGTTCTGATGTACCAGGGTGTCGTTGTTGAGAAAGACCAGGTGATCATTGGTAGCGACTTGAGCGCCTTGATTGCATGATGTCGCGAAACCAAGATTTTCCTCGTTGCGGATCGTGACCTGAGCGAAACGGGTTTCGTCGGTGGAACCGTTATCAACAAGGATGATTTCGTGATCCGGACTGTTGATTTGGATGGATTCCACACAAGCCGCGGTCAGTTCATACCGGTTGAAACAAGGGATGATGATTGAAACTGGCATCAGATGATCGGATCTTCGATCAGACCGGTTTCCGAGCACAGTTTCTGCCAGTGCATCACCAGTTCTTCGTCGGTGAGGGCCGCGAGGTTCCGCCAGTGGGTGGCGTACATCGGATGAAGATCGGCTTCGTCTGCGGCGCGAGCTCCGATTCGAACTTTTGAGACCATCTGTTCGAACGACCGATATTGGAAATGGCGGTATCGGAGGGCTTTTCCTCGAGCGCCTGGATGTCCGAAGACATTGTGATTTCCGGTATCGAGTTCGGCGTCCTGGTGATATCGGAACGCAACTTTGCCCATCTTCTGTGGTGACTGTCGCCGCCACCGAATGCGGCTGATCGGGTTCGGATCCATCGGATCGTCATCCAAGGTGGCGATGTGATCCCATCCGGTAGCGGTCAGAACATCCACCGAACATTCAGCGAAGAACTCGGCGAGAGTGCCGCCGGGCCAGTACCACCATTCATCAGCGTCAAATGGGAGAACCCAGTCGGCTCCGGCAGCACCGGCCATGTGAACGAGTCTGGTCATCTTGCCGGCCTGGTCGTAGGCGGGATCGGGATCATCGATGATCAACACCCGAGAATCGGTGTTGGCGATTTCTTCGAGGATCGGGCGGGTGAAATCGTCGGAGAGGTTGTCGGCCACGATGACCAAGTCGATTCCTTCATCCAGGAGGTGCCGGATCGTTTCTCCGATGATGTCCTCTTCGTTTCTGACCATGGTCACCGCTGCGATCATTTCTCAACCTTTCGGGCGGGAACTCCCACCCATGTCTGATTCGGTGGAATGACAGTCCCGGGCAACACCACGGTTCCGGCCCCGATGGTGACTCTCGGCCCAATTTCGCAAAGATTCGAGATGACGGCGCCGGCCCCGATCTGGGTTCCGGCTCCGATGGTGACATCGCCACAGATAGTGGCTCCGGGGCCGATCGTGACGAAATCTCCGACTCGGGCTCGAGTGATGAAGACGTTTCCGTTGAGGTGAGTGTGGCGTCCCAAAGCCACTTCCGGCCCTACTGTCGTGTTCGCCCCGATCACGACCCCACCAGATCGCTTCAGATCGTCGGAGACGGCCGCTGAAGGGTGAATAAGGGTGACAGCCCATTCGGCGTTGTCCAGGCGTTCACGGACCGCAGAGGAGTTGTGACCGAGAACATGGTCACCGAAGCGGTGAATGTCCATCGGATGACCGATCACGGCCGGTCCAGGCTGTTCATCGAGGAATCCTCGAACTTCCCAGCCGGCGGCTTCTGCGATCGCGGCGACATCGCGCCCATGACCGCCACCACAGATGATTACCAGCCGTTTCACAGCTGCCAGTTCCGGGTCCGTCGAACTCCAATATGAGTGCATCGCGGTTTGTCACCGATCTCCCCGAAATAGGCGAACTGTTTGCCATCGTCCAGGAGTTGTGCGGTGAGTCCGGCTTCCAGATCCGCCCGATACCTGATCACCCATCGTGGATAGATGCACGGATTGAACGTGAAGAGGCGCTGGTGAACGATCTTGTGGCCGATCTGAGTGTAATCGTTCGGGTTCATTTCGATGATTCCGCCGGCAGAGTGTTCCTCTGGAGACCATGGTTGGCGTAGCAACGCGATCTGGGCGAGATCCGGGGTTTCTTCCAACTGATGCAACATTGAGCCGATTGGGACTTCTCTCGGGAAGATGAAGTCGTCTTCGAGGTGGAAGACATATTCGATGTCATCGTTGAGAGCATCCCATCCGGTTTGAATGGCTCCGGCCAACCCTTTTCGTTCAGAGTTTTGGATGATGTCCCAGCCGGGGATCCGCATGTGTCGGCCTTCTGCGGAATCGTCAATGAGGAGGCATTGTTCGAACGGCCAATCCAACCATTCGAAAGCGGATTCCAAACAGTCTTGGAGGTAGTCCCAGCGGCCGTCTGTGATGACCATGAGGGCAACTTTGGGTCTCATCGGATCTGGACCCCCTGGGCTGACCATTTGGCGAGGAACGCGGCTCGGTCTGCGACAAGTTGTGCCTGCATCTTGGGATCTTCCCAGTTGCCGGTCTTGCCGCCTCCGTCGAGGTGTTCGACGGTGGTTCCGGCGGCCATCCCATACCAACCACCGGTCTGATCGATCGTGAGGGTGAGGTCGTTGTCTCCGAACCACCATTTGCAGTCCTCGGGGAATTGCCATCCGGCGGCGAACAGTTCGGATTTGACCATGAATGCGAATCCGGCGAGACCGCCGGTTCCGTCGTATCGGTCGGCGCAGATGCCGTGGAGCTGGGCGACATCTTCAACAAGGGTGCGGCCGTCATAGTTCGGACAGACCGCTACGAGTTCTTCATCCGAACGGAGAGCGTCTCGGAGTGTTTGACAGAAGCTGTCACCGATCCGAATGTCATTGTTGAGGAACAGAAGGTTCGCCCTAGGGTGTTGGCCGAGGGCCCATCGGGCCCCGGCGTTCCACATTTCGTGGATTCCCAGATCGAATGCGTTCGCGACCTTCGCGGTTTCTTGGGACTCGAGCCAACGGCGGGTTTCCGGGTTGGAACCGTTGTCCAGGATGAGGATGTCTGTGTAGCCACCCTGGTCACGCAGTTGGCGCACAAGATTCTTGGTGTCCTTCAGATTGTCCTTGACTGGGATGATGACGAAAGTCTTATCCGGGATCTGTTCGGGTGGCACCTGGGGCCAGAAATCAGCCGAAGTCAACGTCCGTTTCTTGATGTGGCCGGCCTCGATCTCGGTGTCCACATGGCACGGATGGCCGAGGGCGGCAGCTCGAAGACTGAACACATAGTCCTCACCCATGATGTCCGGAACGATCTCACCGGTTTCCGGGTCTTCCATGTTCCACTGGGCGTATTTGAACCATGGTTGCGCGTCGAATTTGTGGGCTTCGCGCATCTGCTCGAGAACTGTTCGATGGATCACCACACAGCCGGAACCGACAGCACCAACTTTCCAATGTTTGTCGGCTGGGATCGTGGAATATTCGCGTGGTTCGGGCGGATCCAATGAGGAGAACCCCATACAGGCCGGAACGATCCGACGATACGGATTGGTTTTCTCGGCCATCACCAGGGCTGACAGGATCGGACGTTCAACTGCATCCGCAGAATCGATCAACTGATCGAGGATGTCAAATCGGAACCTCTGGTCGGTATCAACGAACCACAACCATTCAGAATCGGTGTCCAGGAAAGCCTTCACAACCGAGTTGCGTTGCTGTGGAAGGTTCGTGCCGGCCTGTGCGATCAACCATCCGGCGTGACTGAGGTGGCCTCGGTTCTCCATATCCCAGGATTTGAGGGCAAGTAGGGAGAACACGAAATCGGGCTCGAATTGCCCGAAGATGATGCCTACGGAAACTTTCGGGTGTTTCACTTTTCTCCTATCGGGGATGTCGGGGTATGTCGGGGAGTGGCCCACCCCAGCCCCCGACGGATGGGGTGGGCCACTAACTGCGGTCAGATGATCAGACCTTGAGCACCTTGAAGGCGTTCGAGGAGAGAACATCGGCACCGGTACGCCAGAAGGCGAACCATCCAGCCTGACCGGTCGGGCGCTGATTCGAACCCTTGACCATTGGCTCGTACATGATCTCGACACCGATGCGGTCGATGATCTTGTAGTAGTTGAAGTCGCCCAGGATGAGGGCGAAGTCGTTGGAGCCGGAGACGATGGTGGTGTCCATCTGCTCGTTGGTGTAGGTGTTGTAGCCGATCATCTGTGCCGGCAGACCGCCACCGAAGGCCGCCCAGAAGTTCGCGTTCGCATCGGTTGCGGCGCGGAACTGGTTGTAGATCGCGCGGGCCGCAAGGAACGAGGCGTTGTTGCGGAAGCGCGGGCTGAGGGCGTTGTCCAGGGCGTAGGCGTCTGCTGCGGTGATCGTGGCCGCACCGGCAGCACCGGAAGCGGCATTGACAACCGGGCCGGTGCCGGAGAGGCGGGTGATCAGGCCGTAGGGCTGACCCGAACCGGTGCCATTGACATGGGCGGCTTCCTCGAGACGATCACGAGCATCCGCAATGAGGGTTGCGATCTCACCGAAACCGGAGTCTGCGATGACCTCATAGGAACCGAAGAGCCAAGCGGCGGCCTTCTGAACGGTGATCGTCGGGCCGGCGAAGGTCGGGGTCGCATCTGCGGCCTCGGTGCCTTCAGCAAGCCATTCGGCGGTCACACCGGCAGAGGTGACACCGTCCCACTGATCAACGGTGATCTGAGAGACGTTGGCGATCTGCCGCACCTGGTTGGAAGAACCGGTGTTGGTGAGCACGATCGTCGGGTCGAGGAACTGCGGGACCAGGACGCCACCGTTGGCCGCGGTGAGCGACATGGCGGTACGGGCCTCACCCTTGGTCAGGATGCGGGGCATTCCGGCCTGCGGGTTCTCGATGTACTCCTCGAACGCACGGAGGTACTCGGGGCTGGAGGTGCGGACGATGTGGCGGGCCACAGTGTCAGCGTCCGAGCGGCGACCCTCAACGAGACGGGTTGCGGCCTCGCGAGCCGAGTCGTCCACATACGAGGGAAGGTGCTTCTCGATGACATCGAGGGCACGCGAGCGGAGCTCCGAACCCTTGTCGGTGGGAAGGGTGTCGTGATCGAATGCGTCACGAACCGTGTGAGTGTTGATGTTGACGGTGCTCATAGCTCCATCTCCTGTTTCAGTCGCCACAGGGGCGAACTCGGCAATAGCGGACTTCCGCTCCTCGAGGGCGACCAGCTCGGCTTCACCGGAGCGGACAAAATCCACACCGGCATCCCAAGCGGCCTGCTCGTCCATGTCGAACGAACGCTCTTCGGCGGACTCATGCATCGTGCGCAGAACCGACTTCACATAGTCGATCCCATCGCGAAGGTACTTCTCGTCCATCAGAGGACTCCTTCGATCATGCGAAGTGATGCTTCGCGTTGACTGGGGGTGAAACCGGAGTGCGTAGGCGAGTCCGGGATGATGTCGGTGGGTTCTTCCGAAGTGCCGGCGGCGGGTCCGAAAGGAGTACCGAGGACGAGCGCCCTAGCGATGGCCTCACGGTCAGTGCTGGGGAGTTCGAACAATTCGTCAAGTGAAGCAGATCGAACACCGACCGTGGTGGATTCGTAGGCCGGGAACACGACCGGGCCAAGTTCCATCAGCTTGACTTCCTCGAGGGTGCGAACCGGGATCGGACCCCGATCGTCCCATGCTTCCTTGATCACTTGGAATCGGAAAGACATTCCGTCGATTGCACCGGAGGCGATGGCATCGCGCACCGGCTGGATCAGCCAGTTATCCGCCAACCGGGCTTCAACGTAGAGCCCATGGTCATCCTCACGGAGCTTGGTGATCGTTCCAAGTGGCATGGAGCCCAGGAGAGGGTGGCGGCCGTGTTCGAACTGGAGAACTGGGGTTCGGGCGTTGATGGAGCGTTTGAATGCTCCACGGGCGATCTTCTCATCGAAGGTGCCTTCCCAGTTGTCGATCCGGGTGGCGTTGTCGAACACTGCGGCATAACCGGTGAGGGTGAGGCCGTCGTTGGTGCCTTCTGCGGCTCGAATCTCGAACGAAACGGACCGTTCGAGGGTTTCACGTTCAGCCGATCGGGACCGGGGCGTATCGGTTGCGGTTGGGGCCATGCTGTCAGCCTCCATGGGTGAGGGATCGGCCGGAATATCAACCGGCATTGGCTCGATTTGGAGAAGAGATTCGGGGATGACCCAGAATTTGCAGATCGCGTTGGGATCGATATCGCCCGAGACGATCTCACAGGCCCTGGGGCCTTCGTAGAAAGCACAGTTGGAACAGACCATGCCTTCCGCGGCGAAGGGGTTCACATCGGGGCCGGCATAATGGGCTCCATCGGCCCCGATTCCTTGATCGAATGGGCCGAAGATGTCAACGATCTCTTCGAGGTCGTCGTAGATGGCGTTTTGACGAGGTCCAAGAGGGTACAGACCTTCTCCGTCGCGTGTTTCGGTCATCATTTCGGCCGCTTTCTCGGTCATACTGCCAACAATACGGGCCGACCATGTTTGTCCGGCGTCTCCACCCCACAAAGCCCATGCAATCCGACCGTTCGATGGAAATCCGGGTTCACCAGGACGGAACCCTTCCGCTTCCTTATCGACTTCGTGACGGGCAAAGAACGAATTCATCCGTCGCACCGTGTCAAACGGTAATGATCTGCCGTTGACGATGTCTCGGGCTCGGGCAATCCCAACAGCAGTTCCGCCGCGACCGAACTCGGAGCGCCAATCCAACCCCTTCTGAGCCTCTTCAACCATCCCAGCGGTCGGTTCGAAACTATTGGCAGCACGATCACCGAACTCGGCAATGTTCAAAGCCACCAGTTGATCTTCAGCATCCGACTTCGTCTTATGACAACCCATGACTTCACCGGTTTCATCTTTGACGACCGCCCACCCCGAACAATCCGGCGAATCATCAACCACCGAGTAAGGCATTACGGGGTTCCAGTTCCGGCCGGTTGCAGCTGCACAGATACGTTCCCGGTGTGCTGGAGAACCGATTCATCACCAGTCGCGACGTACTTCGTCACAGTGTCCGGAACGAAACCGGCTTCGATCAACTGCCGCATCGTGGAAGCCTTCTGGCCCCGGATATCGGCCTCGTCCCGGCGATCCTCCTGGAGGAACTCGATCTGGGTGGGATCGTAGGAAAGTTCGGCAGTCCGACCGGGAGGAAGGGTGAGGATCCGTTCAAGGCTTCCGCAAAGATTCTGGGCGGTTGGGGTGAACCAGGCGTCCGACCACAGCCGGCGGGTCTGTGAATAGTTGCCGGCATTCAATGCCGATCCGGCGAGACCTTCAGAAATGCCAAGGATCGTGGCCGGCACCCGAGAACGAAGAGCAATTCGGGTTTCATCCAAGCCCTGGGTGTTCTTCAGATCGAGTTGTCCGAGGTTGGATCCGGCCACGGTGACATCAGCACCACCACCCAAGACAAGAGTCTTGTAGGCGGCGTTCGCGCCTTCGTGGCCTCGCGCGATCGATTTGGCGATGTCTTCCGCTTGTGCCTGTGTGGTCTGGGCGTCGAGGGTGACGATAAGTTGTGGTGTTGCCGAGTTCGCGAAGAACTTCGATTTGAAGGTTGTGGCCTGTCGGTCCGTTTGAATTTCGGACATGACCGATCCGATCCAGGACTGGCCCCGCCACCAGAACACCGGGTCCGGTTCCGGCTTCCAATGTGCAACCTGACTTGGTGTCAGAAACTCCGGTTTCTTCTGTGAACCCGAACCGCCAGGACGATACGAATAGCCGAGGAGTTCCGCATCCAGAGCCGAAGTTGGGTCTTCCGAATCGGTGTTCGAACCGTAAACGATCGTCACCCAGTCGGGACGAAGAAGCCGAATCTGGCCGCCGTTGAGATAGAAGAACGCGTTGCCGGCCAAAGAGTTGTGCTGTTCGGCTGTGTAAAGCAGCTCTGCCCTGGTCATGTCACCAGGACGTTCCAACGGTGCCAAAGCCGCGGTCCCGAACAGCTTGCCGTTCTCCCCGGCAAGTGTGGACCGCCACTGGAATCGAAGTTGTGACATGAGAAGGGCTCGAGCGGTGACCGCAGCAGCAACCACCCCGGACTGGTTGTAAACCCCACTGGTGAACCCAACGAAATTCTGTGCCACCGGAGTCGAAGGGGCCTTCAACGGCGAAGCTGCCCCATAGTAGGTGTTGCCGTTGAACGCGAACATCGCCAACAGATCATCGAACGAAAGGGCTGTTGAGTTCCGGGCTTCCGGCTTACCTCTCAAGGTGTCAAGCAGTCGCATTAGTCAAAGTCCTTGGTCAGTCCGAGAGCCAACAAGGCGGCCCCGACAATGGTGGGGGCCAACCAGGGGGCGGGCGATAGAAACAGGCCGATCGCTAGCAAAGATACGCCAAGAATCGTGAGGATTAGCGCCTGTCTCATGCGAACAACACAAACGGTGTCGAAGAAGAATCCGGGGGCAACATCGCAACCTCATCATAAGAAAGAACAGCGGCGATCAACCCGTCGATTTTCGCATCAACAGTCGGTTTCACCAAGGCCGGCTGATCAGTCCGCCCCTTCGCTTTCGTGAGAAGCGCGTTCAAAGCGTATTCGCGCAACTCCGGTGAACCATCATGTGAGAACGAACCTTCATCGACAGCCTCAAGGAACCGATCAATCGCCGGACCCATCCTGGACGGACGGTTCGTGAAGAACTCCAACACAACAGGTTCCCCACCGATCTCACCGAACTCAACATCCCAACTGTCGATTTCCTCACGCCAACCAGGAGGATCAGCTGCAAATCGGCGAACCCTGTACTCCTCACGCAGACCAGCGACAGTCTCCCGGATCTCCGGGCGCGGAACCCGGTACTCGCGACCGGCCAACACCGGCTTCCTCCACCGGCGAATAAGAAACAAATGTGGTTTCTCTCCCAAAGCCCAACCAACGAGGACAGTGTCGTCCGCGTGTTCACCACGATCCGAACCATCAAACCCAACCACGATCGTTTCACCAGGAGACACGATCCGATCCGGATCCGCCAACCGATCCCACTTATCCGGATCGATTGCCCGATTCTCACCCTTCCAACGAATGTTGTGGAAATAGCGGGCGTTCTCCGCTTTCACCGATCCGGGCGCTCGGATCTCATGCTCGATCATTCCAGCAAGATCCATCCACCCGGCCGCCGGCCCATAAGCCTCAACCAAAGAAGCCAACTGGGCGGCATCATCCTCCCACTCAGAATCAGTGATCGAACCTTCCCGATGATGCCAGGCGAACCCATAAGACTTCCGAGGTTTCCCGGCGACCTTCTCGGCCTCATCGTAAAGATCCTCCGCAACTGACATCTGTCCCGGTTGGAACATCGTGGTAGTAGCCAACATCCACGGTTGCGCGATCTTTCGTTTCCGTGCGTTCCTTCGAACCATCGCGTGCATCTGCCGCAACTCCGGCAGAAAATACAAATGAGGTTCGTCAGCTACCGCGAACGATTCCTTCCCACCGTCCTTTGATGCTGCGCCGGCCGTGGACGGGCGAATCTCACCGTTCCGGCCGCCCTTGCCGACAAGGGTTCTGGTGGAACCGATATCCAACTGGCCGAAGTTCCATTCATCGGGAAAGAGCTCGCGTGCGTGCTCGAGCATCGCTTGCACATTGCCGTATGTGTTACCGGTCTGGCCTTCCTCGGTGGCAAGAGGCCGAATGAACGGATACGTCACCGGTTTACCAACCGGGTCACCATTCGCGTCCCACCCATCGAACCGAACCGGACCGCAGAGTTCCGCGCACACAATCGCCCCAGCGAACTCGGACTTTGCCCGACCCTTCGGCATCGAAACACCAAAGTAAGAGACACACCGGGTGCCTTCCTGCGGATGACCCTTCGGGAAGATCCGGTAGGCATCCAAGATGATCTGGGCCCATTCGTCATCCCAAACCAACGGTTCACCCTGGATATCGCCGGGTCCGTGGCAAAGATAGTTCTCAGTCCAGTCGATGACGGTCCAACCAAGTGTCGGCCATTCAGTCGGGGGAACAAGCCTGGTCACTGGCATTAGGCGAGATTTGCCTTCCTTGTCTCGCGCCGCGCGGCGATCTCATCGGACGGTTCAGATACAGCAGAAGGTTTAGCTGTTGGCCGTTCCGCCCATCGGAGATCCTGCCGGCCCTTGGGGGTGATCCCATACCGGTCAAGCAGCGGAACTGCTTTCCCGACGTCGAGATGGCCGGCGCAGACTGCGTCATACATTTTGACTGCAAGTTCGAGTCCGGGCAGATCGTCGGGTGTGTAGAAAGCGGCCCACCAGGAGTTCAACCAGACTTTCCATGCTTTCTGGCCGTCGGCGGTGAGTCCTCGAGGAGCTGCGGGGATTTTGCCGAACTGCCAGCCGTCGGTTTCGGGTCGTTTCCATTGGGTGCGCTGATGGGGGGTGGTTCCGTCGGGTTCGGGTTTTTGTCCTCGAGCCATGGGAAATCCTTTCAAGCAGTTTCGGAACTGCAAATGTCAGACTGCTCGCGCACAGCGAGAAGGG